TCCTACAAACTTAACAATAAAAACAGCAAGTGGTTCTGGTTTTGTAACCGACCAAGCAAAAATGTATTTTGCATATGCTGATGGAACTAATCTTAATGAAGTATCTTTAGATACTTTAGGTGGATTACTTCCTACTACTCAAGGGGGTACTGGTTTAGCTGCAATAGGAGCTGCTAACCTACCATTAAAAGTAAACAGTGGTGGAAGTGCAGTTGAGTACGGTGTCCTACCATTAGCTGGTGGTGGTACTGGTTCAACAAGTTTATCTGGTGCAAATATTGTAGCATCAAATGCAAACACAACTTTTACTAAAGCACTAAGAGGTAGCACACAAACTGCTGGTTCTCAAACTGGTAATGTTACATTAGATTTTGACACTTATCAAAACTTTGTTTTAACAGCAACTGGTAATGTTACATTAGTAAACCCAAGCACAGAATCCGTAGGGCAATCTGGTATCATAGTATTTGTACAAGATGGTACTGGAAGTCGTACATTAAGTCTTGGTACAGATTATGAAACAGCTGCTGGAGCTGGATTAACTATATCAACTGCTGCTAACGCAGTCGATGTCATACCCTATTTTGTTAAAGCTGCCTCAAGTATTCAGCTTGGAGCACCTCAACTTGCATTTGCATAGGAGACATATCTAATGCCAGTACAAGGTGAATTTTTTCAAAATCCAGGAGGAGGAGGTGGTTTCTATGGCCACCAAATTACAAATAGTTGTAGATTCAGTAGTGATAGTAATACAGGATTAAGATTTGGAGGTGCATCAGGCGTGTTAGGAACACCGACTAATGTTGATAAAGGTACTCTTTCCTGTTGGTTAAAAAGAACTGTAATTGGGAATGTTTGGCAAAATATTTATCATTCACACACTGGTAGTAGTGGAAGAAATATAGCATTTGATTATAATAACACTGATGACACTATTGGTATGGATGATTTTGGTAACTCAACATCAGTATTTCGAGATGTAACTGGATGGTATAATTTAATTTTTGCGTTTGATACTACACAAGGTTCTAATAATGATAGATGCAAAGTTTATGTCAATGGTTCATATTTAAACCAGTTTAATAGTACAGTATCACAAAATACAGATGTTAAATTTTTTGTAGGAGGAAATCGTTTTTATGTAGGTTATAATGAAGGTGGTGCTAGTTATGCTTTAGATGGTTACATGGCAGACGTAATTTATGTAGATGGACAACAATTAGAACCAACTGCAGTAGGAGAATCAAAAAACGGAGTTTGGATACCAGTTGATTATTCTGGATCATACGGAAATAATGGATTTAGACTTGAGTTTAAACAAAGTGGAACTGGTGCAGATGCTAATGGTTTAGGTGCAGATACTAGTGGCAATAACCATCACTTTTCTTTAATAAATATGGGTGCAGACCATCAAGTTCTTGATAGTCCAACATTTGGGAGTTAATTAGATATGGCATCATCAGGAAATTTTCCAACTTTTAATCCTTTAAAGTATAAGGCTTCGTCTTATACAACTTCAACAATTTCTAATGGTAATATGAAATTACCTAGTGGAACAGGTAATGCAGCTCAACTAAATATTGGCTTTGTAAATGGTGATGGTAAATTTTATTTTGAATGTTATATAAATAATGTTGGTGGTTCAGTTCACATAGGTGTTTGTGTAGGTAATGCTGATTTAAATAATACTACTAGTGGTAATGCTATAGTAGGTGTTACTCAATCAGGGAGTAAATTAGTTCCTTCTAATTCAACAAGTAATTCAAGTTCTAGTGGTTACGGAGCTTCTTTTACTACTGGAGATTATATAGCTTGTGCTATAGATTTTACTAATTCAACTTTTATTCTTTATAAAAATAATTCAAGTCAAGGTTCTTTTAGTTGGTCAGGAGCAAATGATGGCACAACTTATTACCCATATATATATTGCAATGCTGGAGCAGTTACACTTAATTGTGGGCAAGATGGTACTTTCTTAGGAGTTACTACTGGTGGCAATGCAGATGAAAATGGCTTCGGGGACTTCAAGTATTCGCCGCCCTCTACGTATTTGGCGATGTGCTCAGGCAACTTACCCATATCAGCTGACATAGACCCAGCAGGAGATGATGGAGAAACAGAAAACCCTACTAAACAATTTAATGTAACTACTTGGACTGGTAATAGTACAAATGATAGAGCTATTACTTTAGATATGGCACCTGATTTAGTAGTAATAAAAGAAACAGGTTCAGCTAATAATTGGTATTGGTATGATTCTAATAGAGGAGCATCAGTAGGATTATTTAGTAATTTAACCCAAGGAGAAGCTACTGATACTACAGAATTAAAATCTTTTACATCTACTGGTTTTACATTAGGAACTGGTGGTGGAACAAATAATAATAATGATTCATATGTTGGATATAGTTGGAGAGCTAACGGAGGAACAACTGCTAGTAATTCAGAAGGTTCAATAACTTCTACAGTACAAGCAAATACAAAAGCTGGATTTAGTATAGCAACCTATACCTCTCCAAATAGTAGTGCAAACAAAACAGTAGGACATGGTTTAAGTGGTGTAGATTTTGTTATAACTAAAAATAGAGATGCTACTTTTAATTGGTATTGTTTTCATAGTGCTAGTTCTGGTAAAACTTATAGATTAAATAGTGGTACTGAACACTCTTATAGTAATTGGAGTATGGGTGCTACAACGTGGGGAAGTGAAAATGGTTATACTCATGATGGAACTTCTAAATTTGTTGCGTACGCGTGGCAAAATGTAGCTGGAATGCAGCACTTCAGTTCTTATATTGGAAATGGTAATACTGATGGACCCTTTGTTTACACAGGATTCAGACCGTCTATAATATTTACATTGTTAACAAACAGTTCAAGTGGTTGGAGAGTAAGAGATACTGCAAGAGATACACTTAATCCATCAGATAGTATTTTATGGTGGAATTTAAATTTTCAACAATATAATAGTACTGGGTATAATTTTGATATACTTTCTAATGGTTTTAAAATAAGAAATTCAGGAAGTGATTTTAATACTAATGGTTCAAAATACCTTTTTGGAGCTTGGGGAAATCCAGCTTTTCGTTACAATAATATTTTTTAGGAGGTGAAATAAGATGTGGGCATATATAAAAGATAATAAAATAGAGGAGATAATCGCTAGACCAAAAGATATGGTTATAGATGATATAAGACACTCTAGAAGAATATTTACAGCATGGACTTGGGATGAACTCAATGCCATAGGTATTTATACAGTAGAAGCAGGAACAAAAGGAGATGATAGGTTTGAAATAACTTCTAACCCTACTTATACCTATAGTGCTTCTGGTAAAAAAGTAACTACTGCGTACACTACCACAGATAGAGCATTAGATGATGCAAATGCAAAAAATGAAGATGGTAGTGATATGAAAGATGCAGATGGTAATCAAGTTGTAAATTATGGTTTAAAAACAATAGCCAAGAACCAAGCTAAAACAAAAGCACATGAATTAATTAAAAGATTTGGTTGGTTAGTACAAAGAGTAACTATGGATAGTAGTGCTACAATTCCTTCAGCAGTTACAACGTATTGTGCAGCTATTAGAACTGATTGTGCTGCAATAATAACTGCTATTGATGGAGCATCAAACATGACTGCTTTTAAAGCATTGTATGTAGACACTGTAGACAGTGATGGTGAAGTTACCGAAGTCAATAGAATAAATAGGTGGACTACAGATAGTACAGTTGAAGATTATATAAGATAGGAGTTTACACTTGTGGCTTTAAGTGAAGTACAAATAGCACCTGGTATTAATAAACAGGTTACTCCTACAGGAGCGGAAGGTAAATGGATTGATTGTGACAATGTTCGTTTTCGTTATGGGTATCCTGAAAAAATAGGTGGTTGGGAGCAAACTACAACAGATACGTTAGTAGGCGTTACAAGAGCCATGCACATTTGGGCTGATAAACTAGGTAGAAGATTTATTGCTGTAGGAACAAACAAAGCTTTATTTATTTATTACGCTGATGCTTTTTATGATATTTCTCCTTTAGGCACTGCACTTACTTCTTGCACCTTTACTTCTACCAATGGTTCAGCAACAGTCACTATAAATAAAGTAGCTCATGGATTAGTAGAAGGAGATTTATTTTTATTTTCAAGTGTTACATTACCTGGTGGAGGAGCTACTTCTTTTTCTGGTGCTAATTTTACAACAAATACTTTTCAAGTAGTAACAGCTTTATCTGATAGTTTTACAGTTACTATGTCGGCTAATGAAACAGGAACAGCTATGTCTGCTGCTGGAAGTTGTACCGTCACACCTTATTTTAGTATTGGTGATTCTATACAAGTAGCAGGTTATGGTTTTGGCACTGGTCGTTATGGCGGAGAGGCTTTTCCTATAGCTTCAGACACATTAGACGGTGCACTTAATAATGACTCTGCTGGAACTGGTGGATCAGGAACTTCTATTACTTTAGATTCTACTACCAATTTTTCATCTACTGGGGGAACCGTATTAATAGATAATGAATTAATTACTTATAGTGGTAAAGCTGGAGCAAATCTTACAGGTATAACAAGAGGAGCTTCTGGCACTGCA